TCATTTTGTCTATGCGGCGGTAGCTCTAAATAGTCAGCTCTTAATGTGCCTTGCTCACTAGGGTGTAATCGTTTCTTAACTATACGCCCACATCTAAAGTCTAGGTATTCCTCAAATGTAACTTTAGATACTCCATTACGTTTTTGTTTTTTATTGTAGTGAAACATATCCATTTCTAACTCAGCACGTTTAGATTTAGTTAAATTAAGTTTGTATTTTTTAGTCCTGGTTGTAGTTAGTGCTGGACCTTCCATGTGCATACTCATATTAGTATCCAGGTACTCCGACATATCCTTCTTCAATGTCGTAGCTAGAATTAATTTGGGCTTCTTTATCACCTTCTGTACATTTAAAGAATACCTGTTGAGCTTCTTCCATGGTTGGAAAAGAGTTGATAATTTCTTTCTTACCGCTTTCGCCCCAGTAGACTACATCATAAGTTTTAGTTAACATATAAGCGATCTTCCTCAAAAAGTTTATTGTAAGTTGATTTAGTCATTTGTTCTAATTTTTCTATACTAGAATTTGTAAATCTTAACTGATAGCTATTGCTATTGGAGTTTGCTTCTTCCCAATAACACCATTTGTTTCCTTGAATATAGGAGTAGGTATTGCCGTCGGCTATTTGTTTGCGACCGTTTTCATACCCTTCTTTAATCTTTTCTTGTATATGAGGAATACTAAAATCATAAACTTCAGCACTAATAATTACATTGTTTTGAGTTTTTACTCTAAACTGTTTTTGAAATTTATCAAACATAGGACTGTACTCATATGGTGTCTGTATGATGGCGGCGGTTGTCATTGTCCCGAGTGTGTGCGGACTAGTAGAATCTATGTCTCGAGTTTTTACTTCAATCCCCTGATTGTGGAGATACAAGTCAACACCTCTTTCAGATACAAGAAAACCATCTAGACCAAGTAGGTATTCAACATATCTACCTGCTTCTCCATTAAATTTATCAGGTACTCTTTTCCCAATTAAAGTGTGTTTAAGAGATTTGATGATTAACATTAGGTTGCTCTCCTTATATCAGACATATCACTATCTGTTAATATGGTTCCTGTTTTCTTATTAAGGCGATCAGCTACGTCAAATATTTCGTGTGCTAAATAACCGTCACCTGCTTTGTTAACTGCTCTTGCTATTGCGTACATATTTTCAACTGCTTTTGCTATATCCATTATTCTATTTCCTCCGGATCTCTCATTTGATCTGCCATATCACACATACAAGCTAAACATGTAGGGCAAAAAGCTACTGGTAACATGCCAAAGTTACCTACTGTACCACCTTCGTTGTATTCATCAAAATCTGTGCTACATACTGAACAATTATACACGGTGTCCATTTAGTTGTCAACTCCAAAGTAATCTTTGATCTCTTCTTTGATATCTTTAATTTTAACATCGTACTCTTCAGGCAACCCATTCCAAAATCTATAATAGTTGTGTCTTAAAACAGGTTTAATTTTTTCAAACATTAAAGATAGTTCATTGTTACTTTTGTTTGATAATTCTAATATTTGTCTAAGTAATTCTTCAAATCTTTCCTGAGGAGACTCTATCAGATCATAACTTTCGTCTAAGATAGAACTAAATGTTTCAAACCCTAACTCCCTTAACCTAGATAAAGCACCTTGACTACTATGGATCAACATTGGGTGACCGTAGGCTAGTGGTTTGAAGGTTTTTTCAGTTAAGAATGGATCTTGGTTCTCACCAATATATGTTTCTGCAACAACTGAGCAAAAGCTAGAGTTGAAATATTCTAAGTTGCCAGGCGACCAATCATTTCCTAAAAAGTTATCCAAAGTTACAGGTAAACGGTCAAATAACAAATTAAAATCTAAGCCTTCATTGAACCAAGTATTTGTTCCTACTATATCATTGGTCTGTTTCCAAAGGAGTTCTTTTCCTATATTCCATCGATCTTCCATATGATAACTAAAATAAAATTTGTTAGATAATTCAAATTTCATAATGAAATGATATAAGGCCTGTCTAGGCCATTGAGCTCTATTGTTTAAACTTAAGAATATCTTATCAAACGTTCGGTCTAAGTTTAAATCTATTTTAGGCATAACCTTTGGATATATAGCATAGGTTTCAGGAAAGTATATGTTTTTCCAGCCCAACTTGTTGAATTTATCTTGTTCCTGTGCTAGAATGCGTGGCGATATAAGCAAAACTTTCTTTCCAATAAGATTGTCAAAACCCTGACTAAATTCAAAATTTTCACCAATGCAGGAAAAAAGAACACAATCTGAATCAGATATTATCTTATCTCCCAGCCGGCCGCGAATACGATTAAATTGATCATATATACCTGCATCTGATTGATACACATGACATTGGTCAATCTGATTAGGAAGGTCGTCGAGCTCATTGAGAAATTTCAATAATTTATTATTGTAGAGTATTTGAGTTTTGTCAAAGTTAGTCATTGTCAATACCCTTTGATTTATGCTTACGTTTACGATCAATTACTTTAGTTTTGTCTTCCTCAACCTTGTGTCCAAAAGGTAAATCATCCTTGAATAAGGCGTAATGGCCTGCTGACCTTCTTTTTAATCTTCCTTGCCAACCTTTAGGCTTTTGTGGTCTACTCATGATACACTCCACCATGGTTGTTCATCTCTTTGTTTACACATTCTCGCATACCATTCTTCGTTTGTTTCTTTTGGTAGACTAGGCCAATTAAAGCTAGGAACGAACATTAGAACGTTACCTATAACAAATGTTGGCCATAACCAATATTCCGTATACTGAGGAATTTCACTGGCACGAGCAATGTTAATTAGTTCCATTAAGAATTCTTGTATCATAACTTCTCACCTGGTTCAAATCCCCGGAATCCTTTAAATCTAGGAAACCTTAACGAGTACGTTTGATCCTGGTTTTGCGTGATCGCGTCCGCCCTGACTTCGACCAGTCTTCCCATAATGTCGTTACGAGTTGTCCAAAAACTATCACGCTCGCTATCAGTAAAGCCACTACCGCAATTAACGCTAATAATATGTCCATCATCTTCTCCTTTACAAATGAATGCTCCTAACCGACCTTCATTACGACCAGTGCCCTCTTCTAGATCTACAACTTCTAGTGTTACTTCAATAAACGGTTTCATTTTTAACCAAGCATGACTACGCTTACATTCGTACCCTGCTTTAGGATCTTTAATCATTATGCCCTCGTATCCGCCGTCTATAGCCTGCTTGTTGACCTGTTTAAGCGTGTCTTGTCCTTCAGGGGTATCCAAGTCAACATCAATCCAATCCAATACTGCCACGTTAGGCAATTCCTCTTGATGCTTGTCAATAAACTCTTTAACTAGTCCTGATCTGACATACTGTGGAACTAATGACCCGCCTTGTTGAAACTCTTGTAAGGTGATCATATCAAAACAATGTAGTGTAGCATCGGCAGATTGGACATTAGTTTTACGGTGGACTTGTTTCATCAAGTCTTGAAATGAACTGCTCATAACTTCACCATCTAATATCATATCTGTTCCGATGCCATAAGTCTGAACAACATGAGCTAACTGATCTACAATGTGTTCAAAATTATGAAACTGTTTACCATTACGACTGAATACTTCTGGACGCTTGTCCTTGTGTAGGATAGCAATAACCCTAACACCATCTAGCTTAACTTCTAATTGCTTTTTACCTACAACTTTCTTTTCATGATTAGCACCATCGTGTGCCAATTGGCAAGTGAAGACCGGAATAACGTATGAGGGGTAATCTTTCTTGCATACGTTATTCACAGTCTTCTCACTCACGCCACAACGCAAATCTTTAATTAATATCCTACGATACCAATTGTTCCATTGTTCTTGAGTTGCTGTTTGCATCATTGTATCTAACACTAGCTGTGCGGCATTACCTGTAACTTCTCTAGACGTAAATCCATCTACTGCTAGTTTGAACATGGTCCACTCTAGCCCAGGTCCACTCGTGACTGATTGTGCTACTTTTTTAATACCAAATGTAGTGAGTGGATCAAGGGCTAGTCGAACGCCAGTAAAGAATTCATTATTACCACAGCCAGCTTCGTCACGAAGTATTTTCTCTTTCGCTAGTCGACTGTTGTCTGCTTCAAGCAGTTGTATTATGTCCCATGGTTGCATTTTAAGTCCTATGTACATTCCGTTATGTGTCTACAATTTTTTCTATAAAAGAAGCCTGGACATGTGCATCTATACTCGCCATCTTCTCTTGTTACAGTATACTTGTTACCTTTGCTACCTGCAACTGACCAAACTTTCACTGAACTGTCTGTAGTAAATTTAAGTTCACGACCGTTGGCATCTCTAATGTCTACCACATTACTTAATGTAATAACTGAAAAGCCATTTGGATGAGCAGGATTACTAACAGCAAACTCATTTGGCTTCAACCATTTAGGACTAGCTAGCACAGTTCCTGTAAGCTCATGGTAACCATAGTCACCGTACACACTTCGCATACGGCTTTCTGTAGTTACTGTTACCTCAGTGCCTGTAGTTGGTCTATTCATTATTATTTCTTATTAATGTCAATGTCAAACCATTCTTTAAATCCATTTTTCTTTTGAAGCTCTGGAGTCCAATTAGTTTTTGATACTCTAAAATTAGTACTGTCGCCTGCAGTTAATGACATAAAAACTAAGAGGCCTGCAATTATAACTCCAGCACCTTCACCCCAAAAATACCAACCGATGCCGTAACCAACACCCATAATCAATAATGTACCAAATATTCCGTGTGTTGCCAAAGATACTATTAATACCAAGCCCACAAATGCTAAAAAGAAATATTCCATTATATAGCTACCTGTTGACCAGTGATAACATCAACAACTTCTTCGTCACCAAACGCCGCCTTCATCTCAGCTCTTTCTTCATCTGAGTAACCACGTTTTTCACGCATAGCCGCATACTGAGCAAAGTGTCTTGTAGTGTCAATATCTTTTTGCTCGCCGCTGATGAAAAGTTCTTCCATTGTGATTGTACCGTCAACTACAGCCATTTCTAAGATGTCTGTTGGAGGAACAGAATTATTTGATACCCAACGAATTTCTCCTTTAGGTCCTTTGATATATTCTTTGTTACTTAATATAGCAACACCGTCACGTTCCCAGTCGCCTTCTGTTACAGAGCCACCTCTAATTGGTTCGCCTTTGTAGTTCAATTTTAGTGCAGTAGAGTTATATTTTTCTATTAGTTTTCTTAATGTTGGTTTTTCAGTTGCATATGTCATTTTAATTACCCCTAATTAATTAACTGCTTTTCTAACTTACAAGTAAGTATAGCAAATAACGATTTAATGGTCAACCATTTTAGCCAAAAAAATACCCCTATTTCTAGAGGTATTTGTTGTTAATTTTATCTTGTTTTTTAACAACAATTTTGGTTGTTGTTATTTTTCTGCTGTTTTTTAACAACAACTATCGACGATGGTCTCCCGGTTTCTGTCTGTAGAATATATGATTATCAATACGAGCTAGGCGTTGTTTAACTTTACGCCAAAACGGTCTTACATGGGCGGCGTGGAAAAACAATGTATCTGCTGTAACTAATGTTTGTGTTAAACTGTCATAATCTAGTATAGCAGTTATAGCGGCTTGATAACTTTCGTGTGATTGTTTGATATGCTTTTTAGGATTTGTGTGACTTTCACAACGCCACGAGAATTGGCATACTACTCCCCGCTTTGCTACCTTTTTGCGTTCGTTAACAACGCCACATATTGTGTTAGGGAACATTGGGCTTTCAGCACGATTAAGTGTTACCAGAGCTACTGCCTTTTGCCCTTGTAGACTTTCACCACGGCTTTCGTAATATACATTACGGGCAAGACAGCCTATCTCTTTCATCCAACGCTCTTCTCGTTCTAACTGAGCTATTAGCTCTTCATTTTCTCTCTGATGTATCTCTTGTTGCTGAGCTTTAAGTTCAGCAACGACTCCTGCTCGTTCAGCGTCTTGTGAAACCTTTGCACTGTGTATAAACATTAACGCTAATATAACTAGTGTTGCGTATAGTACCTTCGTTGTTAACTGCATCAACTATTCTCCTTTTCCGTTCTACTATTTACTGCTTTAAAGTGTTACTATTATAACACCTTTTAATTATTTGGTCAACTGAGCCTGACTTATAAGATCATAATCTGGTTGTAACACTCGTTTGATTTGATCTAATATTGTTGGATTGAGCAAACTATTTCTAATTAATTGTTGTATTTCTAATCCTATTCCTCGACTAGCATTTGTATCTGACAGAACTTTTTGACTAGGGTCATTTAGATCGTACGCCTGTTTAAGATTATTGTTTAACTGATCGTCTATCCAGAAATATTGACGAGGAATATCAGGCATTACATCTTTAACGTAATAATTTTGAAACCAAGTGTGGTCATCGAACCATACTACCTGATCTCCCATAAAGCGTTCAACCATAGGCCAATACTCAGTTAGTTTTTCTATAGTTAGACTTGGACCAAGATTACCAAATGTTGGGAATAAAATACTACCTTGTATATATTGGGCGAATCCTGACACAAAACGTTCTATTGGATCACGGAGTACTACAACTACTTCACTAACTTGATCATTATGCTCTGAGAATTTCCAATTGTTTTCTAATAGCCATTGGTTGATAAATAATGTAGCATTCTTAGGTATGTTTACATAAAACGATTTACGGTCAGGAGATAACATACCACCAGTATAATTATTACCTAGTCCTAATAAGTTATCATGTAGTTCTTTATTCAATTAAAGTTTAAATCCTGTATCATAATATTTTTCAATTTGGTCTATTGCATTTATTATTTGCAAAACTGGCAATCCTTGTTGATCATATGCATCTTCAATCTGCTCCCAATATTCCCATGTAGGAACACTTGGTGGAATATACACTTCTCTTTTTGAAGTCCATGCTCTGATTGTTTCTTTTCCGTAGGATACTAAAACTTGTTTCTTAGATTCGTGTCGTTCTATAGTAGTGATCATGTCTATATACTCTTCGGGTATTTCCCATAATATACCTTCAACTGTTGATTTAATAGATTGAATGATGTCTGCTGTTTCTGCAAAGCGTAATTCGTGACTGTACAATGTGCTAGGTCCAAAACGAACTGCTTCAGGACATATATCCATCATGGTAAATTCATTTGCAGTTAGTGCGTAAGAAAAGTATTTCATAAACTAATTATACAGTCTGTATAATCATTGTCAATGGTTTATTGAGGTGCATCAGCTTTTGCTTCATCAACAGTGTATGTTGATGTAAGCAATGTGGCTTGTTCGGATGTTTTGGGCTGTGAATTTGCAAATAAGTCTGTAGGTATGCCTGCTTCTGCTAATCTCTGAATATTCCTACCTTCTCGCATACTTGCTATCACTGCTTGTCCGCCTTTGATACGGGTATCAGCAAGTTTTTCTAACACATACGCACTACCGCCTAAGCTGGTATCTTGCCCTATGCTATGTAAGTTACTAACTAACCCTTGGACTGTTGTTTTTACTCCTGTCTGCGTGTCAGCCGGAACTATTCCTGCAGACGCTTGATTTGTTTTTTCTCGTACCATTTGATTACCCATATTTGTATATGCAGTAACACTCTGTCCTGCTTGCAATGGATACGAGTTAGCTATTCGTTGTATTTCAGTATTACACAGTTCAACAACAGCGTCACTTAATGCAAGTTTACTTGAATACACACCAGCTTTACTGGCAGTTAGCGTTATACCTGGAGGCAATGTCCATTGTGGGATTATTGTTGGGTTACCTTCGGCATCAAGAACCAATGGATTAACTATGGGAGTGTAATAAGCGTTCCGTGTCCAATGATACCATAACACTGTGTACAAACCATTACCAGCATTGTCAAATTCTTGCGGAGCTGGATGTGCTTGCAAATCGTCAAACTCCCCTAACCCATTGAGAATTGCCAATCTCTCAGCTTCTGCATTGAGCTCATCTTCATGTACCCATCCTGCGGCTGTGCCAATCACGTCAGTTAATAGTAGTTCTCCATTCTGTCCACTACCTGTTGCTATATTGTCAGTATAAAAATCAATAACATCTTGATCTAATCCGCCAGTTCCACTAATTAAATTTAACCCTTTAGTAGTTTCAAGTATTGCGGCCACTTGGCCTACTTGAGCTGTTGATAGCTGAAATACATTTTTAATTTGACCTAGAGCTCTTGCTAATGCTTTGTTAGCATCTGCAATATCTTCTGGTAACGCAGTGTACAGCGTGTTACCTAATCCGTTAAATTTTTCGTTTAGTGTTGCCATTATACGTAAACCTTGCTCAATGAACTTGCGGCGGATGCCTGTTGATTTTGTCCTGCTTCATATCCTGCACTTGGAATTGAAGTTAAACTAGGAAAACTGTTTGGCATTATCTTAGTAGGGTCTAACATATCTTGCATAGTAGTTAAGCCTGATACGTTACTTCCTAATATAGATTGTACTGTTGCTAAGTCATCTCCTTTAACGTTAGCCATTGCATTATATACAGCACTCATTAATCCTGTGCTAGCCGGTGCAGATCCTAGTGTTGCATAATTAGTACTTCCGCCACTTAATAGGTCTTGAGCGTTTCTCGTACCTGCAAACTCTACCAGACCGCCTGTTCCTAGTGCATCACCTAGACTAGAACCAGTTAATGCTCCAACGTCAGTTGAATTAATTAGGGTGTTAAGTGAGTTGGGATCAATACCTGCATTTAATAAACTTTTATTTAGAACAGCAAGTCCGCCTGCTTGTTGACTTAGATTTTTAACTAGACTGAGAGGATTTCCTAAATTGTTTAGATTGCCTAGGTCTATAATATTACCTACGTTAAGCATGTCAGTAGCAAATGATGGCAGAGCTTTGTTGGCAGTTGCTAATGCACCTGTCATTAAACTATCCTGCGTATATTGTGAGAATGTTTCACCAGCAAATGATTTCAGGGCAGTTATAAATCCATTTGATCCAGCAACTAGACCATCAGCGGCATTAAAATGTTGAGTAAAGACACCTAGGTCAGCACCCATTATCGCATCTGCTGTGGAGTTAATTAGATCAGTCATACCAAATGTACTACCTAGGTCGCTTAGAAAACTACTGGGCACAGCATTGCCTACGCCTGGAAATGTTAATCCTCCCATAGTGATTAAACCAGTGCCGCCTGCACCACCTGCGGCTGATATAGCTTCTGTTATCGTGCCAAATCCTGGGAAACTTGTAGTTGTTTTTGTGATAGCATTACTAATGCCTAAACTTTTTACTAAACCTGATCCTGCACCATTCAGCAAGCTAGCGCCTGCTGTCATTAGCATACCTGTAAGTGCTCCTCCGCATGCCATATCTAATTACCCACAGATCACATCAGAACTAGAAGTAGCTCTAGAGTGACCGCAACTATCTGAATCACCTTGTCTGATGACTCTTTTACCATTGACTAATACTGTTGAACTTCCTGGACCTATTACCACAGCCACACAGTGCATGTCGCACCCAGGGGAACCGCAACAAGGATGTGGGGTTACTGGGCTACCTGGATATACAACACCTCTGCCATTAACAAAGACATTAGAACTTGCTCCGGTAGCAACGCCACCTGCTCCATTGATGTCGCCTTTACGTACTACTCCTGGCATATTGTTATCCTGTTAAAATTTTCTTTTCTGGTGGTGTAACTATCCCTGATGTTGCTGTTTTGTAGCTAGCTTGTACTTCTGGATTAGTTTCAAACACCATTGTGATTGCATTAATATTTAGTCTCGCTGGTTTTTGTAATTCCATAGTAAATGCACTTGGGATCATTTGCATGCCATTTTGCCCTGGGGCTATTGATACAGGTTGTTCAATGACGTAATGAGTGTCTTTAACATCTAACACCTTTGTTACCATTTCTTCGCCTGAGTTTAATTTGAATGTGTATATCGTATCTTTTGAAATTTCCATTATTATCCTAGTTTAGTGGTTAATTCGTCTTCTGTTAACTTAATTAGCCCTTGATACCCACCTTCTACGAATAATTCTGTCTCTGTAAAGATTTGAGGCACCGACCTAAATCCCTGTGCTAATAAAAAGTCACGTGCTTCAGCGTTTTCATCAATCTTAACTACACGATGTTCTATACCTTTACGTTCTAAAAATGCCTTTGCTTGATCGCAGAAAGGACAATTTGTTTTTGAATACACGGTTAACATTATAAACTAAATCCTTTAAATGTATCTTCAGATACATCTTGTTTAACTGCACCAATTGTGTATGATGATATTTCTGTTTCTTGTGGTGCTACTTGTACAGTCCCGCCTGCTATCCATTTTTGTGTCCACGGAAGAGGATTACTACCACCTTTATAAATCTGAGGAAGACCTATTGAAGACATACGCTTGTTAGCAATCCACTCAACATAGTCTCTTAATAGCTGTTCGTTAAGTCCAATCATTGAACCATCTTTAAACAAGTATCTTGCCCATGCTTCTTCTTGCTCAACTGCTGTTCTAAATATTTCAACTACTTCTGCTTCGCATTCTTTTTTAATTTTAATATAATCTTTGTCGTCTTGTGGTAGCATTTTTAACAGATGCTGAGTTGATGCTAGGTGTACGTTTTCATCACGTGCAATTAGTTTAATAATTTTAGCATTGCCTTCCATTTTTTTAAGTTCAGCAAATGCCCATGAACAAGCAAACGACACATAGAAACGTATTCCTTCAAGAGCGTTAACTGAGTTAATACACAACCACAGTTTCTTTTTAAGTTCGTAACGATCAACAATTATCTTCTTACCGTTTACTGTATGTTCACCTTCACCTAATAGTTTATACCATGACCCGTGTTCTATTAGGTCGTCATAATATTTGGTAACTTCAGTTCCACAATTAACAATCTCTTCAATGTCCATCATCTCGTCGAATACTTTCGATGGGTCCGAAAACACGTTACGAATAATATGTGTGTAGCTACGAGAATGAATAGTTTCGTTAAATGCCCAAGTCTCAATCCATCCTTCAATCTCTGGTAAACTAACAAGAGGTAATAAAGCTAAGTTAGGTGAGCGGCCTTGGACTGAATCTAATAGTATTTGTCGTTTTAGATTACTTGTAAAGATGTGCTGTTCATTTGGAGTTAGATCTTTAAAGTCTTTTGAGTCACGCATGACATCAACTTCTTCAGGGCGCCAAAAAAAACCTAACTGTGTGTCAGTTAGTTTATCAAATTGTTTATACTTTAGGGTGTCGTATCTCTGTATGCCTGGGCCACCTTGTTTGTCAAGAAACGCTAGGCTTTTAAGATGGTTATTCTTGATGTTTAAAACGCTCATAGTAGATTTTATCTTTTTTATTATTATTTAAATTGTACAACTGTCGCAGTCGTCATCGTCTGCAAGTTCACTACTTTGATTAGATTCAACACTGTCTTGAATATCTCTGTCAATGTCAATCTCACCCTGTCCATCATATGTATTATTGTAGTATAACTGTTTTCCACCATATTTATAAAACATAATAACATGTTGTAATAGCTCACTCATTGGAATCTTGTCATCCTCATAATGCTCTGGGTTATAAGAAGTATTTACCGAGATACCTTGATCAATATACTTCTGGAGAACTGCCATTATTTTTAGATAGCCTAGTGGACTCTTCTGATCCCACAACAGCTCATACTTGTTCTTTAATCTTCTAAATTCAGGTACTACTTGTGTTAATGCGCCGTGTTTGCTTTGTTTAATACTAATGTAGCTACGTGGAGGTTCCACACCGTTTGTTGAGTTACTAATTTGTGCAGATGTTTCTGCTGGCATTAGTGCCATTAGGGTTGAGTTTCGTATACCTGTTTTCTTAAGTTGCTCACGTAACCCTTTCCAATCCACCTGATCTTTATGTGGCACTAGCTCATCAACATCTCGTTTATAAGTATCAACTGGCAGTATACCATGATGATACTTAGTTTCGTTTGATTTAGGACACGCACCATATTCTTCTGCTAGATCTGCTGACGCTTTAATCAAGTAGTATGACCAGTGCTGTGCCCAACGATCTAATTCTGGTAAACAGCTAGGGTTAGTATATGTAAAGTCATTCTTGGCTAACCAATAAGCAAGATTAATAATACCAACACCAAGGGGGCGTCTATTCTCTGTACTCATTCTTGCCGCTATCACAGGATAGTTCTGATAGGTTAAAAGGGCGTCTAATCCTCGCACAGCAAGCCCGCACGCCTTTTCCATCTCTTCGGGTGATCTGAATGCACCCCAATTAATAGCACTTAGTGTACACAACGCTATCTCGCCATTTGGATCATTTAGATCATTTAATGGTTTAGTAGGTAAATCAATCTCACAACACAAGTTACTTTGTTTAATTGGTGCTACTTTTGGATCAAACGACCCGTGTGTGTTAGCATGATCAACATTCTGTAGATATATTCTACCTGTATCTTTACGCTCTTGTATAAATGCACTAAACAGATCAACTGCTTTTAATGTTTTCTTACGAATTTTTGTATTACGTTCTGCTGTTTCGTATAGCTCTTTAAATCTGTCTTGGTCTTGAAAGAACGCATCATACATGCCAGGGACATCATGCGGTGAGAATAAAGTTATATCTCCACCACTTAATAATCTCTCGTACATTAATTTGTTAAACTGTACACCATAATCCATGTGCCTGACACGATTGTCTTCAGTGCCTTTATTATTTTTAAGTACTAGCAAGTCTTCAGCTTCTAGGTGCCATATTGGATAGTACACTGTTGCCGCACCATTTCTTACGCCACCTTGTGAGCATGATCGTGTTGCCGCTTGGAATAGTTTAAAGAATGGAATAACACCTGTATGGTAAGCATCACCTTTTCTAATAGGACTTTTAATAGCACGGATGCGACCAGCGTTGATTCCAATACCTGCTTTTTGCGATACGTATCTAACAATACTTGAGGCTGTAGCGTTAATTGAATCTAAGCTGTCATCTGTTTCAATTAGTACACATGAACTAAACTGTCGTTGACTAGTTCTTACACCTGCCATTACAGGAGTAGGTAAACTTATCTGATGAGTTGATATTGCGTCATAATAATCTTTAACGTATTGCAGTCTAGTACTCTTGCCATAGCTTGAGAATAATGTAGCCGCAATCAACATATATGTCATTTGTGGGCTTTCGTATATCTCATTTGTAACTCTATTTTGTACTAGGTATTTGCCGCGAAACTGTTCCATGGCTACATAAGTCAATGACTCGTCACGATTATGTTTAATGTATGAATTAATTTGCTCCCAATCATCTTCAGTATAATCTTCTAAGAGATGAGGATCATATAAACCAAGTTCGATATTTTGTTTGATTAGTTTAGTAACGTGCCACGGTTCAAAACTACCATACACATCTTTACGTATATGATAACTGATTAATCTACCAGCTACATGTTGATAGTTCGGGGTGTCTTCTGTAATTAAATCAGCGGCAGATTTAATTACTGTTTCTTGAATGTCTGATGTTTTGATACCGTTATAAAATTGTAAGTGACTTTTAATTTCAACTTCACTAGCCGACACGCCTGTAATGCCCTCACAGGACCATAATACAACCTTGTGTAGTTTTTCAATGTTTAACGGTTCTTTACTACCATCTCTTTTAGTAACTATAATCTCTGCCATCTCTATCCTATTTTTTTTAATAGTTGATCTTGTTCAACTGTATTTAATATTGTAAAATCTGTTTGTTCGCTATTTACTGCTAACCACGGGTCATAATTAAGTATATATTTCCGATCATCGACCAGGACTATATAAAAGTCACCTGCTGTACTGTCCTTTGCTTGGGCTAACTCGACGGTGGTATTTATACTGTCTAGCATTAATGTAGTATATGACATTCCTAATGCAATAGCAAGCTCATCATAGGAATTATCTGCCAAAAGTTCCCAAGGAGATGGCCAGTTTTCTTGGTCATGCCAGTGTACTACGTTTCTTACTCGAGGAGCATGTCCCCACCATCCAGCTATTTGGTTAAGTTGTTCTGCTATTGGTTTGTTTTTGCAATCTTCTCTGAGTTGGACCCAGGATTGGAGACGTTCTTCATAGCCCACGGGCCACATACTAGCCTAACTGAGTTAAGCTGTAAGTTATAGTAGCGTTAGCACCTGTACTGGTTGTTACATATTGTAAAGCATATGTTGTGCCTGAGGTATTTGCTACTGATAGTGTAACACCAGTTGAAGCATCTTCAACATACTCATCATCAACAAGAGGAGTACTAGTATTACGTACTTTCATTGAACCGTGTCTTATATTTGTGCCTCTCGTAATGGTATAGTCCATTGACCAAGCTGTTATGTTTGATGTATCCACTGTAAATACTGATGCGGCAACTGCTGTGTTATCTGTGAGTGTAGCAGTTTTACCACTTTCACGAACAAAACTACCTAACTGGATTTGTTTGGTATTATCTAATGCAATCGAAGTAGTTGTTCCTACATCAATTCTTGCATATGTTAAACTGTCTGCATCGCTACGTTCAAACATGTCACCAATTGATATGTTATTGTCAGTATTGAAATCAATTACTGGAACTTGCGGACTTGCACCAAATTGTTTACCGCAGTCGTCTAAGAAAATATTATGAGCAGTAGCACAAGTGCTAACTAGATCATACACAATTGCTGAACCATAAATTTGATTAAAGAAGTTGTGTACTGTTCTAAAGCCTTTAGGGCCGCCGTCTACTAGTGCATCACCTAACACAATACCATTGTATAATGTTTCAAATTTTGAATTACTTACTGACCAACCCTGGCAACGTTCATTAATTTTAAATGCGTATGTCATATTAGTAAATGCACATTTATCAAATGTCACAGAACGCGGAATGTTTGCACTTGTTCCGTTAGTTCTAACACAGCTAGCATCATCTGTAGCTACATTTAAATCAGAACTTGTTAGAGGCCCCTTAAAGCCAACTGAATCAAAATACATTTGATCAATTGATTCCACTAGGAATATATCTGTAATTTCCATTGCTTCTAAGGTTATTGCAGAAATTTCAACATTCCTGGGTGTTACTGCTGAGTTAGTACCAATGTTGATACCTGTTTGTTGTAAGCTGTCTGTTGTTCTAGCAAGATAGCTTGGAATAGTTGATGACGGATCAACATCTAGTTTGATCACTGTTGAGTTCATACCTTCGCCCCATATTTTAGCGTAAGGCGGAATTAATAATGTGTCATTGATTATGTAATTACCAGCTGGAAAATATAAACTTCTACGTACTTCTGCATTTAGTTCACGACAAAACAGTTCATACAATGCTCTGTTGATTGCGGCTGTGTCATTTGCAACACCGTCACCCACTGCACCAAAGTCCTTAACTGATACAAAATCATCTAACTTACCTTGTAGTGTACGTGTTACCGGAGTGCTTGTTAACTCTCCTGTTTTAACTGTGTATCCAGCTGACTCACCTTTAAATGTATATGTGTCTGCTAGTGTAACAATATCTGAAAAGGCAGTTAGTATTTCTGTGTTACCAACTACTGGTGCACCATTTGCTAGTGTGCCGTTCCCAATATATAATTGTCTAGTATCTACACTCCAGCCAAACTCTCCTCCTGCCAATTGAGGTAAGTTTTCTGCTAGACCTTGTCTATGTTGTATGCGTGAAATTTGTACTGTAGCCATCTTTTATATTCCGTTGTTATGTTACTATTTATTCGTATTCAACTCGTTTATTTTCTTTTCAAGTTTACGTATGTTTTTAATTTTTTTATACATGCCATCTAATAGCTTTCTTCGTTGCCATTTTTCTGCCTCTTCTTCGTATGCTACAAGGTTGCACAATCCGGTAAGTACAGGAACCGGCAGTTTAATGTTCCATTCTCCATTTTCTCCCATTTCTAAACTATGATTTGGTTCTATACTAAGGTTGTGCTCACGGTAGTACTTTTCTTTCTCAGAATCTAATACAAACGTATAGTTGCCTAATCCGTAGATGATGTTTGTTTTTATTAAATCAACTCCGTTAATTACAGCACCCGCAATATGGACGCACTGGTTTTCAGTAATGTTTCCGTTATTATCAACTGTTGTGTCTCTATTTGTTTTTCCTTTATAGCGTATGGATAATATGATTGAGTCAACATCTATTACCTGTCTATTAAAATGCAATCGTTCTCTATCGACATGACCTGTAAAGATCACTGTGTCATCTAATAGAACATCAACCAACGGGTATCTTCCTTGACAAGGACAACCTGTTAATGTCAGTAGTAATTCAAATCGACTGAATTGGCACTGATCTAACGTTTCTTTTGGTAAATTAACTAATAACTCAGGTCTTAGCATATTCATTTAACCTTTCCTCTAATTCGTTTTCTATTTGAGATAACATTACATCAAGTTGATACATTGTAGAAACATGTTGACTAGATGCATGATACCCCAACACATCCATTAATTCTTGCTGTATCAATCTATTGTATGTTCGTTGAATAAGATCATTGGATGGATCTTCTTTAGTAGTCCAATTAAAGTCGTTGAATGGATCTATAACCAGTCCTAAATCTTCTGCATGATCATGTAAGTATGTGTCGTTGTTAATATATAGAGGTGCTCCGATTGAAAACTTTGCAACGATGCCAGTTGCTACATATCGTTGACACTTAATTAAAAATTCTATAGTCTCAATGAACCTATCTCGGGTCTCAGTATAAAATCCTGAAAACATTAAAAAATGTGCCTTAATGTTATATTTTTCAAACATATCTAATTCATCAAACACATCTTCAACAGTCATTTTTTTCTTCATATCTTTTAGGATCGCATTACTACCGCTTTCGACACCTATTACTAAATTTACTACACCCGATTGGCTCATTAGACTATAGAGATCCTCGGGTATTTGACTTTGCGGTCTACAAATATATTGACCAAACCAGGTTATTCTATTTTCAATAGGTTGTTGATTGTTGTAATCTGCAACAACCTCCATCCATTCTTTAAATACCTTAAGGCTACCATTGACCAGACTGTCAGTAAATTCAAATTTTCGTATTCCGTGCCTCGTTGCTAATTGAACTATTTCATTCCCTATATCTACTCCGGTACGCATACGAAATCTACCAAACTGCCCAGGTACGTCGCAGAATGTACAAGCTCTTACACATCCTTTACTACCAGTGACTGGTAAGGATTTGCCGTCTGGCCACATATATTCATTTATTAGATAGTCATCGTAATCTGGAACCGGAGATGCATATTGATTTTTTTTCAGTGCAATTTCTTCTTTAATAACACCATTAATCGCATTAACACCAAGTTCTAATTCCAAATATTTAATAATATCATCTAACCCGTCGACTCCTAAGATAACGTGATCAACTAATTTGTTGATCTTTAAAAATACATGAAAAGGATTTAAAATATCTAATCTATTAATTTTTATCAGATTAGATAAACTAGTACAATTGATATTCAGGCCCAGTCCTCCTACTAATATTTTAACGTTGGGCAGTTGTTTACGTATTTCTTTAGCTAGAAAATATGCGGCTCTGTGTTGAAAAAATGTAAACACACTCAGCCCAACAACAGGGCAGTTTGAATCTTTAATATACCCAATGGCTCTTTTTAGCCATTTGTCTTTTGCGGCTATAGCACTCTCGCTTGGTTCTTCTGATGGCCGAAAAACCGAAGATAATTTATTAAACTGTTCTAAGTTTCTTACAGATTCGTTTATATAAAAATCTAATGATAAGTCTATAGTTTGAGCTGTGAAGCCTGCTTCTTTGCATGCTGATTTAATTAATGCAGGTGCTCCAGGTAACCTATCTACAAACAATGTAGGTAACGAACAAATTAAAATATCAGTTTTATTAGACATAGAGAACAAGAAGATAATAAGTTAACATGTGTAAGCCCTGATCAACTGAATTTATCCACCAAAACAATTTATCTTTACGTGTACTACCTAAGGCGTTGTTAATTCTGTGTTTACAAAAATCAATATTCCAATGTGCTACATAATCAACAAGTGCCAGAGCTAATGCTAGAAGAGGACTAACAAAAAATAATGCAACTAGTAAAGTGCCTAACCCATGATGGAAATAGTGTAAATGACAACCAAAGTAATGTTGTTTATTATGTGTCTTACCCCAGAGAAATTGGCTTTGCAGACCAAGGTCGCATATTATGTGCTTTACTATTAGAAAAAATAGAAAATCAATCATCGTTGTTCTTTATAGTATTGTTCTACGCGGTCCCACCATTTTTGTTTCCACATATCCCACTCCACACCTTCTGTTATGAACTCTTGATATTTATAGTCCTTTGAACACATTAACACAACGCCTTTACGTATGTCTGTACCATATACTTCGTTGTGTGCTTCGGCGTAGGCCACTAGTTGCATAAAGTAATCTTCAATCCATTCACGCTTCTTAGGCTTGTTGGTTTGTTTAAAGTCGAGTATTGCGGCTTCACCTTTATGTACACCAACTAGGTCAGTTGTACCTGCATATATTTTCGGAAAGTATAAAGCAACTTCAGTTCCCCAATACTCATCTACATTGCATAAGCCCTCTTCAACAACTATCTTGGCCATATCTAAACTCTGCTGAGCATATGGATTTGATACTGACTCCTTTAGTTCCTCACCTAGCACATATTTTTCCAAGTAGGTGTGCATGCGTGTTCCACGGTTAGCGGCTTCTGTTACTATTTCTGTCGCTTTTGCTTCGCCAATACTCTTACGCCAATTGGCTAGAGCTTTTGTTTTTTCTGCTGATTTTGTTTTGTCTAGGATTGTTGTGACCGAAACTAATTTTTCTCCATTAGGGGTTTGATACAGTCTTTTACCTGTAGCATCAGTAGCTCTGCTAAGAGGAATATAATTATATTTGTTTGCTAATATTGCCATAGAGTTTTTGTACCTTGTATTCTGATATATTCAATTCTTTTGATGCATGCCTAATCGATTGATATGTATTGTCGTTTATAGTAATTGGTTTCCTATTAGGTGGTAAATATTTACTTTTTTTCTCTCTTATTTCTTTAGCTTTCTCTATTCCAAAAATTTCTTCATTGGTCTTTCCTTTTCGCCAGGCTTTACTTAGTTTAGCAGATACTGATTGTTTTTGTCTAGTGGCGTTACTTACTTGTTTACCCAAATGAGTTTTTTTAGTTGTTTCTCTCATTTTTTCAGTTACTTGTCTTTTACCACTACTATATGCTTCTTTAAGTGACTGAGCACGTCTATCTTTTTCTTCTTGAGATTGAATTCTTCCTTTGTTTATTTGATTACCTATCATTCTTGACTTATATAATTGTCTTCGTTCATCGGAATATTCATTATGCGGTGGGCGATTATCTTCGCATAAGTTAGTTAGCAAACCATCAATATCATATCTTTTTCTTCTATACTTTTTTATTGTTTCTTTTTCATACTCATAGGCAATTTCTTCATTTTCACTCCAAAAAATATACTCAATTGTGGGTGTAAGCCCTTCGTTTAATAGTTGTCTTATAACATGATCTTTGTATGGATTTTCAGTATTTTTGCCTCGTTGATTTTGTAAAATATGATATTGGGCTCTTTTACCTTTGCCTTTTCCAGCGTAAAATGGAATGTTAGTTTTTGGATTTTTTAATAGATAAACATAGTACATGGCGAAGTCTCCGTTACTACTATATTTAGTTAAAATGAAAAATAAATGGAATGGTCAATAAGCATACTATTAGTATATATGGTCACCTAACAGAAGTCAACTAAACTGTGAAACTTTCTCCACAACCACATTCAGCTTTAACGTTTGGATTGATGAACTCAAAGCCTTCATTGAGTCCTTTCTTTTGATAATCTAATTGTAGACCGCTAAGGTACACTAGATCTTTCTTATTGACTACTAACTTAACACCATGATCTTCAAACACTTCGTCAAATTCTTCTTCTATAGTGTCAACAAACTCTAATACATAGGCCATGCCTGAACAGCCTGTAGTTTTTACGCCGATGCGTAAACCAAGAGTGCTTGCTCTATTGGATATATATTTACTAGCCCGCCCTGCGGCTTTTTTAGTTAAAGAGATCATGTGTTTCCTTTTCTAATCTTTCCATTACACTTTTACGCTCGTGATCTGTATAATCAAGCCATTTAGTTACTTCTTCTACAGTCCGTCCACACCCAATGCACACCCCATTTTCTGTTCTGCATATTGCAACGCAAGGTGTTTCTATTAGCTCAGCCATACTACGCTGTTTCTTGCTTTTTTCTATAGTCTGCTAGAGCACTTTTAATAGCATCTTCTGCTAGCACTGAGCAATGTATCTTTACAGGCGGAAGAGCAAGCTCTTCAACAATTTCCATATTTTGGATTGCTTGTGCTTGTTCAACTGTTTTGCCTTTGAGCATTTCTGTGACAAGGCTTGAACTCGCGATTGCCGAACCGCATCCGTAAGTTTTGAACTTCGCATCTGTTATTACTCCATCTTTTACTTGTATCTGTAATTTCATAACGTCACCACACGCAGGTGCACCTACCATGCCAGTACCTACTGATGGGTCGTTCTTATCCATAGAACCTACGTTCCTAGGATTTTCATAATGATCTAATACTTTATCTGAATAAGCCATATATTACTCCTTGCATACTATAATTAGTATACTACGCTATTTATGTGCTTGTGTCAACCCTGAGTGGTAAAAAAAGCCCAGTCTGGCTAGAGAATGGGCTTTTGTGGAGCATATTAATAGTTATCTAAATTCTTTTGCTTAATGATCTTTTTGCCATTTTTTTAACAACATCTCTTGCTTTGTCTACGGGCATTTTTAAATCGTTTGCTATGCCAAATTCAATTGTGTCTTGATTAATATTTGTGATCATGTTTTTTAAAGGAGTTTGAGTTGAAAGTGCCTGTAAGTTGCCAAGTGATACGTTTACACCTGCCTGTCTTGCCATGTTAATGAATGTGTCTGTTTTAATTTGGGGTTTAGTTTTTAGCTCGTCGCTTTTACCTATTAGGTATTGTATCAGTGAGGCCAGTTCTAACGCCTGCCCGTTAACCTCAAACAGTTTCATTTATCTTCTTTCTCTGCCTAAGTCTGGTTCTAGATCTGGTTCAGTAATATCACCATCGCTGTCTGCATCTAATTCTGGTGGAGTATCATTATCAACGCCTGCATCTAGATCTGGTTCACCACTAAATTCGCTTGGGTCAACTGCTTGTTCGCCTGTTAAGGGAGCCATAGCCGCTGTTGCTTCTGTTTTTGCTTGTTCCAATGATCCTAGTAATGTTGTTAATGTTGCTGTTTGTGCATCTAAGAATGATTGTGCTTCATTAACACCAACTTCGTTACGCATCATTTCAACTAATCCAGGTAAATCTTTGTATTGCATATCTGCAACATCTTCCATCCAGCCTGCAATCTTGTCTACCATGTCCTGTGCCGCTAAAACAACTTGTGCTGTTTCAACTTCAGATTCTGTTAGTTTAGCTTCTTTCATTTTTTTCTTCTTACCGTAAGCACCTTCTGTTTTCTTTTTATGCTTAGATCCACATGCTTCTTCTACGTCATCTTCTTCTTCATCTTCAGGTTTAATGTTAGCCATTACTGATGATGTAGGATTAGTATATGCAGTTCCGCCTTGATTGCCGCTGTGGGTGGCACCATACTCTATCAATTGAGCACTTAATGCTTGTTCCATCATAAGCAGTTGGAGATAAGCTGGGCTTTTCTCACTGGTATGGAACTTAGATGTACCTTTAGTTTCTTTAATTAACTTTTTAACTTTAGTGAGCATTGTGCGAGCATTACTTTCTTTCAATGCAGGGACATCTACCTTTGACGCAAAGTAGCTGTTGATCACTCGGCTAATAAATTTAGCGTCTGTTTTTGGTTGTATGTCTGTTAACTTCATTGTCTAATTCCCTTTGTTGGAAGTATTTAGCCTTGTTGACTACTTCATTGATTTGTTCTTTAATATTTTTTGTGTCATCTATATATAACTCAACTCTAGCCAATGCGTTAAATTTCTTAAAGCTGTCTTGAGATGTAGTTAAAATATGGTGTGCTACTTCAATGTCAAACAATTTTGACTGTAGTCGGCCATCTAATCTTTCTAGTAATTTAGAATCTTCATACTTAAAGTATTTTTCAAATATACAATAGCTAAGTGCATTACGTGACGAAAGAAAAGTGTTAACTCTTTGATCTTTATTATAAACAACAAACCCATCTTCCTGTTTACGTATGCGATACTTACCAAATACCTCGTAGGTGTCTTTCTTTTTTACAATTATGTTTTTAGATACTGATGCAATGCTCTGCTTGGCGAGGGCATTAAATTTCTTAAATGTTGGGCTCGCCGCAGACATAGTTATATGGTTGTGAAAATGTATGGCACCATAAAGTGTACCACCATCCATCCTACTAATATGACCAAAGATCCAATTATAGTTAAACTATATTTGATTAATTGTTTTTGTCGTGTATTATTGTTATATGTGATCATTTGTTTGATCTCATTGACAACTAGTTCTAGTGAACTAACCTTTCTCTCAACGTCGTCGAGTTTGTCTTCCAATGCGTTATACCTCTCTGCACACAATTCCACGTGGGCTTCTAGGTTTTCTTTTTCAATTTTTACAGCACTCATTTTATAAATTCCATCAATAGGTTTTTATCACTGAATCTAGTGTGTTTGTAATGAGCCTAAAATGTGCCTAGTGTATGTGTTTGTTCTGTGATGCTTTGCGTTTATTTATCACTTCTATTGGTTTTGGTGTAGGAAAAAGGTATTACACTTTTCACCTATCGTATTGATTGTATTAGATATTTTGGCATTTTCGTCTAGGCCTGTTATGATAGGAACTCCGTTAAAGTCGTCTAACAGTATACCAAGTAGACTACTTGTGTTTGCAAATACACTTTCTTGTTCGCATTCAAATGCAAACATCCATACATTATATTTAAATCCTAAGTCCTGAAGATATGTTTTACCAAATGGCATCACAATAATATCTCTATCATCAATCATTGTAGGTTCAATTACAATAGTGGGTTGATTACGCATTGATATCAACTGTAAAAATGTTTCGTAGTTGCGTTGCTGATTACGTTTTTTAGTGTCTACGATACTACTAGGCCTGCGAGTGTACCTTGTAGAAGTAATATCAGCTAATGTCCAACACACTATCATTCTTCAATCAACTTTACTGTGGTTATTAGTTTGTCTAGGTACTCTTTGATAACAGGATGTTTACTGGCTAGTTCGTCCCATTCTGACCTATATGACCACATGACATCAGAATAAAATTGTTTCTTAGGTGCCCGAAGATTTACTAACTGTCTTTCAAAATGTTTATCACCAATCTTCCTGCGATAGACCGTTTGTCCACGATCAGGACTTTCGTATATCCAGTCTTCTTGTTTTGGATTCATAATGATATTTAAGCCAATAAAAAACCCCACTTAAAAAAGCAGGGTTTTTCAAAAGTATTATACTTAAACTGCTATGTATAAAGGCTTTAGTGTTACTGTAACGTTAGCACAGTTAATTGAGTCTACTGTACCTAATGCATCAAATGCTGTGTCAAGTGCCGCTTTTACAACTATATCGCCGCCAATTCCTTCAACTGCAAATGTTTGTTCAGTACTTGAGTTACCTAAAGCACCAACTGCAATAACTGTTGCAATATCGCCGATTGTTCTATGAACAGCCGCTTGTGTTGATTCAGGTCCTGTTTTACCACTTACGTCAGATGGATATGTAACTGTGAAAAATTGTAAGTTTCCGTTAAATTCCACGTCATATTCTGTTGTTACTGGATGTGTTCTTGTTACTGTTGCCATTTTGTATTTCTCCTAATAAATGGGAATTTGTTTCTTCCCTGCACTTATTTAGCTCAAAATACCAAAATTATTTAACCTGGGTGATAGCGGTAACTAGTTGATATAGCTAGTTTTAGCCAATAAAAACCCCACTTAAAAAGCAGGGTTTCTAAATTCTTACTGTATTATTTAAACTACTGCCGCTGTTAAGATACCTAATAGTGTAAGTGTAGCTGTTGCATTACTTAGATCAACTGAGTCAACTGTGCCTAATGCACGAATTGCTGTTTGCAATGTTGACGCAACCACGTTGTCACCACTAATTGCTTCAACAGCAAATGTTTGTTGTGAGTTTGTGTCTAACATTGGGCCGACGGCTACAATTGTTGCTGTTGCCGCAACTGCTTTAAGTACAGCCGCCTGTGCACCTTCAGGGCCTGTTGAAGCCGCTGTTGCTACATAATCTACTGTTAAAAATTGTAGGTTACCTATTGATTCAGTATTGTTACTTGTTGCTACTGGATGTGATCTTGTTAATGTTGCCATTTTGTATTTCTCCTAATAAATGGGAATTTGTTTCTTCCCTGCACTTATTTAGCTGAAATTACCAAAATTATGTGTCTAGTTTTACTCCGCTAACCTGTTGATATAGCTGGTGTAAGTCTGAATTAACTACTCTTCTCGACATCTGTAAGAGGCGTTTTTGCATCCATTTGCGGTCTGATGATGTGGATTTTGTAGTATTTTGCACCATTCTACGCATACGCATTTGATCACCGTCTAGGTTTGGAAACTTGCGTTGTAGAATTAACATTAGTTGGGCAAAGTCGTTTGAATCTAAATCTCCTTGAGACATAGATCTAATTACTCGTTTAATACGCATTTCAGGAACAGTTATTTCCCAATTGTTAAACAGCTTGTCGGCATATTTGTGTTGTTCTATAATCATGACCAGCATGTTATATAAATCAGGCATACTTGCTCTGAAGCCATTAAAGTTTAAATTGTTTACTATTTCTTTAGCATACTTAACTGCTTTAGGTTTATCTAGATCATATAATGATCTTAACATCAATAGGTGTGTGAATGTTTGGCTAGCTAACTCGCTGACATTTTTGCCTGCTAGTTGACCTAGTCTACGATACATTCTTGCTTCTGTAATATCTTTAATAAATTCCATTATTGTATGTTCTTTGCAAAGTTTGATTTTGAAAATCTTAATCTATCTACAAGTTTAATACCGCTAGTAACATATCCTTCATGTCCTGGTTCGCCATCTATGCTTGCTTCTATACCTGAACTAGCACCGTCTAGTTGTCTAACAATTTTAGTTTTAATAGCACCTATCATTCTAAACAATGTAAACACTAGTTCTAATGCACGAGCATTGTCTGTGCAAAACTTAGTTAGTCTTTCTAATTTTTGTGGAGTTACTTTAGTTGATGCAAACTCTAAAAAGCCTTCTGCCATATTACTAAAGTTACCTTGTCGTACTTTAGCATTACCGTACTGTTTCATTAGTGCTGGTAAGTTAGCAAGTTGGTACTCACGTAGGCTTGCTGGATTAAACAACACATCAATTTTATCTGAGTTCTTTCTTATTGTTGATTCAAGTTCACTTAGTTGTGCTTCTGGCACATCAACAGTTGGTGTTTGTGACATTTTAGGACCTAGTATTAATACCTGTCCTTGTCCTAGTTGTGCAATATCGCTGAATGGTTGTCCTGCATCTTCAGGACTTCTTTTAAATGTGTGTACTGCCAATGCGGCTATGCTGTTACCTATTTGATCACCTAGGTCTGTGCTTTTATCTATTGCATAAGAAACTGTGTTTGGAGTAAAGGTATACTTACCGTTGCTTTCAGTTGGTGTACCTACATATAGCAAGTCGCCCATAAGATAACCTTTCATACCTTTTGGTGTTTGTGCTTCTAGTGCAGGCCATATAGTTTTATACATGTTAACAAGGTCACCTCGTTCGCCACTACGTTGTTGCATTATCTTTTCTAATTGTTCAAGACTTGTTGCTAGACCGTTGTAGCCTTTAGCAGTAAATCCTGACTTGTCTGTTAACACAAACTGTCCTTGAGGATTACGTCCAAATATTATTGCAGGCTTGCCGTCCCATTTAATTGTAATGTCGGCGGCTTGCTTAGGTAATGATCTTAAAGTAGCAATGGCCTTAAGTGCACCTTGACTAGCACCATCAAATATCATATCTTCAGGATGTTCTATACGAGCACCTTCAATGATAACTTCCATACCTTGATTAACAATACGATCTCTAAGGCGTGCCATAAAGTTTGCATCGTTGGCATCTTCTAACACTAATCCATCTCTTTCAAATGTTTCTTTAGCATCAGCTACTAGTTTTTCATATTCTGGATCTTGTTTAGCTCTGGCTATAATAGTCTCAACTGATCCTAGATCTTTTCGTGTACCACCAATTAATATTCTAGCAATTTCGTCTGGGTCTGTTGACAACACTTTATTAGATTCTCTAACTACAAGTCCGTACTTGTAACTCCACTTGAGGCCTCTTGCTTTAGCAATGCTTGCTAATAGTATATGTCTATGTACACCTTTGAATTCGCTGTTACCAACAACATTTAAACTAAACTTCTGCCATTGTGGATTACCAAACATAAAGTCTGTCTGCACGTAACCATTTGTTGGATCACCTTTTATAGGTGCTTTGTAATGCACACTGTCGCCCGACTTAGCGATATCTTTATCGTCAACGCCCTTTGCCTTCAATGACTGTATTAATTGGTCTTTTGTAATTTTTGTAACATCAACTGCTAGATCTAAGTCTCCACTGGTCGCAGTGTTTCCTGTACTACCTAACATATTATCTAATAGAGACAGTCCAGTAAGTTTTTCTAACTGTTGTACTGTTGGTTTGACATCCGCAAGATTAATCCTTTGAGTTAAAGGTGTTCCGGTTTCGTCTTTGAATACGTTTCCACCCTCAAGTATTATCATGCTTTTATGTCGCCTTTAGCAACTTCATCTCTGATTCTATCGTATATTTCTCGTTGTTGCGGATCTTTAAGATTCAATTCCATGTTACCTGCTGTGGCAATATCCCCCACAACTTTAAATGGAGCAGTGTTAGCTCCTGCCAATTGGCCCGCTTGCGGTGCACGTGATGGTTCCGATTCTGGATCTAATGCTAACTTGCTTGCATTAGTTAATATTGTGCTAAATGATTGTTCTGTTTGTTTTGGATCACTAGTGATCTTGTTTACTAGGTTAGCAACTATTCCCTGAAAGTCACCGCCGGTGCTTTTTAATTGATAAGATCCTAATAGATTATCGTCTATCCATTTAGTTAACTGTTGTGTCTCTTGTTGTTTTGTTAGGGGGTTGTAATCATTGATACGTTCTAAATTTTGTTTCATCTTGCCCCAAGCTCTTGCGGCCACTTGCGACATTTGTGCTATTGCCTGAGCGTTTACACGAGTGTCCTTAGATTGTGTGTACCCTTGTACAGCCGCTTTGGTACCTTTAACAAGTCGGTCTAGTATGCCTGCTTCTGTAATTTCATTAATCTTCATCTTTACGTCTCACTGACCTATAAAACTTTTTTGGATCTCTAGTTTTAATAGCGTTAACGAACTTACGTTGAAGGTCGTCTGCTTGGTCTCTGTCGTATGCCATATCAATCTGTTCAAACAGATTAATTGCTGACTGGATAATATTACTGGCACGGCTTTCAACAAGATGTGTTTTATCTTTTGGAATGTGCAAGTCATTTAGTTCGTCTAATATACTTCTAGTCTTTTTTTGCATGGTTTATTATTCTCTCTAGTTTGTATATTTATCAACTTCATAAACATAATATTCTTTAAGATTTATTTCATGTTCTGCCTCATGAAATACCTCAGCTTCGAAACTTCTTAAAAGGTTTTGATTATACAAGAATGAGTTCTGTTCTTGCCATCGGTTAATTGATTGCTTGTAATTATATTTTTGTATAACACTAATGAATTCTGGTTTCATCTCTACAATGTCAGAGAATTCTAAGTTAATTACCTTATCTAGTTTAATTGGCCTAAATGGTTTAAGATAATTTTTAGCTGTTTCTTTAGCTTTATCTCTATACCCCTGATCGTTGCCTGTCTCTGCTAGCCAAGGGTCACTGGGAATATAATAATGGTTAACTGCTCTGATCCACCTATAGAGTCTACTCTTATACGTTGATGTAGTAATATTAATAATACTGTTAACAGATTCTAACGGTGTGTTTCCTAACCAACAATGTGTACCTATCCATTCAGGCTTACCCCACTTTTCTAATTTAGTAAACAGTTTTTTCTGATCGAATTCTTCAAAAATTGATTCAGTATCTCCTATCTTGCCAGCGTCGTGGTGGAGGCTTGCTATTCCTCCGTTATATATACTAACCACTGAAAACGAATCGTTTAATATGTCGCATAACATTCCGCCACAGGTATAATGAGGGAAACATACTAGATTATACATTGCATATCTTTAATAATGAGTCTTTCCATTTCTCTTCTCTGTCAGGATCATAAGCAATAAATTCAATGCCATCGACAAGATCAACTATCTTTTGATCTAGTTTAATATTTAATTTAGGTAATATTTTTTCTTTAAGATAGGTTAAATGAATAATGGGTTTTGGTTGCACTTCATCGCCTCTATTAGAAAATTTTTGAGAATACGATTCCATACCATCGGTGTCAACCCAAGGTAATACTTCTGTGTCTTTGTCTAAAAAGTCAACAGCATAAGTTGAAAAGTATAGATGTTTAATCCCTAAAGATTTTAACGTGTGTGATAAGGATATAGCAAATAATTTAGATCTATTTTGAGACTGGGTTGGTCCAACTAATCGATGATAACTTTTAATTATTTCTAGTTTAGATGCACTTGAACTCCACCAAGTTTGACCAAACACTGTTGCTTCTATATCCTTATATATTGGATCAGCTTGTTTAATAGTTGTTGAATACTCATCTTCTAATAGTTTATCAAATCTATTAGACTGAGCCCATTGAACTAAAAATATATCATCCGATTTTGCCTTAACGGCCGCTTTGATTGCACAATTAAAGATAAACTCATTACCAGCTCCAATGTGTCCGTAGTTTTCTACGGAGCCAGTGAGTGCATCTAAGAGTTGAGGCCATTCAGGCCATATATGTCCTGATGCAAATCCATCGCCAAATGTGTAGATCTTCATTGGGTTTTAATCTGACTTAGTAGACTTTTTAATTTGCTACTTTGTATGTCAGCTGTTACTTTACCGTCTTCTTTTTTAGATTCTGTTGCTCCATCAGACACTGTGCTAGTAGATTTAACTGAGTCCATAATTTTACTGCCGCTCGGTGATGGTCTATTGTAATCACTCTGCCCTTCTTCACCCAGATCTGTGATACGCAATGTATCTACATTAAATTCTAAATCTACTTTTTGTCCAACACCCGAACTTGATCTAGTCTTCATTAACTGTATTTGATATCTGCCACGTTCTCGCATTGCACGACTTGTAAAAATACCAAACACATTATCAGCAGTATTAATTTTACTCAACCCACCTGCAATGTGACTGTGATCAAACTCTACTTCTTCCACTGCACCCCTATTCAACTGCGATGCTGTAACAAATATAATGTCTAGTTCTTTTGCTAGGTTACGCAATTCTTCTGACACATACTTGTCTTTAACAAACAAATCATTTGGCGACACTTTAGCACTCACCGGCATCAACAAATCTAAGTAGTCAACACAAAGAAAGTCTGGCTTTTTACCAGTTTGTATTTCAAGTTCTTTCATGTATGCTCTGATGTCATTTACTGTTGACTGTGCTGGCATATATTTAATACGCAAGTGTCCTGCTTTTTTACCTGCAAGTTTAACTTTCATTTCAACATTGTCAATATCTCTAAATATTTCTTTTGATGCAGTGTTAGTCATCATTGAATCCATACGCATAGCACACAAGCCTTCACTTAACTCTAGTGTTAGATAACAGCCGTTCATACCCAGCATTGCCCAGTTTACTGCCATGTTCTGCATAAACAAACTTTTACCTGAGCCGGAGCCTCCTGCCCATATCTGTAGTTCACCTCTGTTAAATCCGCCATACAACAATCTATCTAACATTGGCCAGCCTGTTGATACTTGCCCGTTACTAGACTTAATTTCCATTAGTCTGGCCTTAGGATCTAAGAAGTAATCTGTGCCCATATCTTTTGTTAATGATATCTGTACTGCATCTTTGATTAGTTTCTCTACAGGATCGTAGTCACCTTTTTCTAATAAGTCAGCCGATTTTAGAATTGCACGTTCTAATTCTTGTCTACGTGTAAACTTTTCAAACTCTTCTAAGAACCAATCAAAGTGTCCGTCTTTGGCTTCAGGTATTGGTGACAATTGAATTTTAGTAACAGCAGATACCTGCTTCATGTCAGGCATAGTGTTATGTTTGTCTGCGTGGTCTTTAATAAACTTTGCACATTCTATTAGACTACGATCAAAATTTTCTGGATTAAAGATATTTTGTATACGAGTATAACTCTGTGCATCTTGCAACATCATTTCAAGAAATAATCTTTGTATGTCAATTCCGTATTCTTTTAACAAGTTTCTTCCTCATAAGTTCAATTTTAATCTTACTAGTTTCTCTGTTATTCATAATAGTTATCAGAGTTCCTAATCTGCCATAACGTTTTACTGCATCATTTACATCTTTAACACCTTCGTGCCATTCAGGCATACTTACTGCCCACCCTAATTCTACTGCTCGTTCAACAAGTTTTAATCCTGCCTCGTCTTGGTCTGGTACTACTGTTATTTCTTTACGCAAGCTGGTAATCAGTTGTGCTTGCTTTGCATTAATATCATTATGTAATACTGCTAAACAATTCAGACTAAGTGCATCAAATATACCTTCAACTACTATTGCCTGTGTCCAATGATCTTGTTGTAAGTCAGTTCCAAACACATAGCCCTGTTGCTGTTCATTGATAAACTTTGGTTGTCTATCATCTAAGTATCTAGCTGACCAGCCAACTATTACTCCATCATATGTATATGGTATAACAATACGCTCTGCTTGTCTACCTTTTTGGTCTGGACTTATCATATAAGGATAGTCACCTGGATCAACTGCTCTAGACTCTAGATATTCAACATATGGTTGATCTGATTCTTCTATTAGTCTTAATTCCTTAGGTAACTCTAATGTGTTAAATGTTACTTTGGTAAGTTTAGTTTGTGTTCTATCTTCTGCTAGCTGACCAATATCTTTATGTCTTAAACTTTCTAAGTTAAGTGTTGAAATTGTGTTCTGATCAACACCCATCCAAGCCAACAGCTTACGAGTTTTAAATGACAGTGTTCTGCCCAGTTTAAAACTTGCCTTGTATCCACAATTGAAACAGTGATAACTCCAGTTTTCGCCATCGGGCTTTATACCGCCTCGCTTTCTTTTATCTGCCCTTTCTCCATTATGCTGGCAACAGACTGCATTGAATGAAACCCATCCACTTGAAGTTTGTTTGTGTTTGCCTGGTATAACAGATAAGATATCTAACATCAAACTAGTATAACAGAATTTATCTCCGGAATCAACTGTTTTGATATCATTTGGTGACCAATTTCATTGGGGTGCCCGCCTGGACATGTGACTAATTCTTTCTCAGGATGTCTTACTATCCAACTACAGTAATTACGCTCAGGCCATAACAATGTAGGAACATCTACAGGAGTAACTGGTGGCATAATATGGAATTGTAGCATTGGTATGTTTAATCTAGCACTCTTACCATCAAATAATCCAACAGCTTGTTCATAGTTGTATTGACGTAGTTCTTCACAATCACTATAAGCAATTAATTTTTTACCTACATCTCGAAAGTGTTCAGGAATAACACTGCTACCATAATCTACCCACGCTGAATGTATGAATTTGTTCCAAACAGGATCGTTTGAATAATGCTTGTGTTCGGGATCAAATAAACTAAAACGATCGTTGTCAGTTGTACCGTGCAGTACTAGACAGTCTTCTGGATTTGGTTCGTGTCGTAGCCACCAAAGAAAAGTCCACATAGCACTTTGTAAGCTACCACCTGGTATGCCAAAGTTTTCAACAGGAACAGCATAGTGCTGACCTAATTGACCTAAGAAACAGTTAGTTTCTCTGTAGTCTACATTTTGAGTCCAACAAGAGTGTGCTTCTTTATCTTGTTTAGCTAGGGTAGGATCTAATAGTTCGTCACCGTAAATCCAGCTGTCACCGAATCCAACGATTTTTTTGATTTTGTTCAAATAGTGCCTATCTTATTTTAATTTCTGATATGCTACCACTTGTTTCTTCTATGCGTAACCTAAGATACGGATGGTAACCTGATACAGTTATATATCCGGTTGAGCTAGATGCCGACAAAGAAATCCCCGACCCTATGTTATACCATAAATTATCATCTGCTGTTGCACCTTCAACTTGAATGTCTCCAGTAAATGCACTAGGTTTGTATTGTAGTGATTGAACATCATTGGTACCATTCCATTCGCTTGAGTAATGAGTAGTAATACCTGCGCCATCATTGAAACTTGGAATTGTAACTGTTGTACTTTGGGTGTGTGTCGGCATAATTGAATTAACAATATCAACAACACCTCTACCTCCAAGGTTGTCATCAACAAATACTGCATCATTTAATGCACTAGTTGAAAGACTGCGTTCAATTGTATAGTGTGCCGTTTGTATATCTATTGAATCTAAATCCTGCTCAGTTACTGTAACCGATGCAGTACCTTTAGTAGCGTCAATGGCATCCATAGTTTTAGCAAGAATTAGATCACTGCCTTCACCATTGATTAACCTAAATGTAAAGGTTGCTGTGGAATTATTAACAGGTTTTTGGTCCTGATTAACAAATGTAAACACTAAGACGTTGTCTGTGCCTTTGTGTAATTTTAGTTTTTTTGCATACACGGGATTGTACCTCACTGATGTTAGAGCCTGAGTGGTGTCTCGTAATACCACTTGGTGTTTTTGCTTATATAAATAGACTTGAGTTGTAAACATATAGAGTATTTATCAGTCAATGAGTAATGAATTCTTTAAAGAGTTATCAGACAAGTATCCATTTGTTACAGTAGTCAGTTATGCTGGTGCCGAGTACGTTGGTATTATGCAAAATCGCGACACTACTGTTACTACTCTGTACGACTTTGGCCGCATTGTAGATCTAGAATTAAAACAACGGTTCTTAGAACTTGCTAATGTTTGGTGGTGGGAATCAAATCGTTCAATACCAATTAACATATTCCTACGTGAAGAATGGTCAATATTTAAACCTTACTTACACACATTTATTAATAAAGATTTAGTAATACTATTGGGCCCAAGTATTAGTTTAAGTGATTTAGCAAAGAAACGTACTAAGAAAAAATCAATTACACTTGTTCGTCGAGTTGAGTAAGAAATAGATCAATCTGATCGCTAGTGTCTGTTCCGTAATTGCTCCACAACTTCCAAAAGTGTTCAATGTTATAATCTAAAATTGGCTGACAGTCTCGTATAAATTGATCAAGATCTAAACTTAATAATCTTTTTATTTCCGCTACTATCCAAGTACCGCTGTCCATCCATCTATTCATGCCTGCAAAGTCTTCTCTAATAATACCATCAAATGTTTTAAAGCCTAATTCTTTTAATCGGTTGTAATGGTTTGCACTAGCTAGTGCTAAGAACGGGTGACCTGCTATAATAGGCTTCCAGGTTTTTTCAGATATTAAACTATATCTATGCAACACTGCACTTTCAGCAAACACTGAAAAATATGTGTCAGTGTACTGATTAACTATTGCCGGGCCTGCCGCCCAGGTATCCCAATCAATTAAATCTTTACCAGTCTGTGGATCATACTCTTGAGGTAATTTATTTGCTAAAGGGGCACTAGCATCATCCATATTTACATTTGACCACAATGCAGTATCAAGTAATCCTTGACCGTGCAAGTCTCTAATCAATCTAGATCTATGCTGTCTTTGTCTATTATTAAGAAATAAAAATGTATAAGAACGATCGTACTGACGTATCATAAGATGTTTGATGTCTTGATTAGCGTTACCAGTTAGCCACATCATATATTCAATGTTTAATGAATTCATTTGATCTGGCATTTCTCCAGAGCATATAATACTAAACTTTTTATCTAATGCTAGCTTTAACAAACCGTCATTATCAAGGTGTCTAATAAGCGTGCTAGAGCCTTCTATGCAATTTTCTAACACAACATGTTCGCTAGTATTCTTAATATAATCTATGTGTGCGGAACTATCTTTACAGTAGGTAGCTACTGGTATTATTTTTATTGCGTCTTTGGGGAGGTTGGGTAGTTCTGCTGTTGAGTAATGATCAGCTCGAGAATAAAAGTCTTTGAGTTTACTGCTCTCGTGTATGTAAATTTTCATCTAGTAATTTCATATGTAATGTTACCAACACTGCGTAACTCACTGCATGCGACTTCTTAAAGAAGTATTGTTCGTCTGTTTTTGTCCATATGTCTTTACATATATCTGCCCATGTCTTTCCTACTAGATGTCGCTTGCCTGGGCGTATAAGTGCTAGGACCATGGCCATGCGTGGTATTGTATCTAGTGCTAAATCACCTACTAGATCATAATGATTACCAATGTGTATTACTTGCTCAAAGAATGTTTTATCTTTTAATCTATGCCAAGGTGTTTCCTTTGCTAACAGCTCGTTATAGTGTGCCTGATCTTTAATCAACTTGTAAACATTAACATTAAGGAAGTCAATCTTAAAGTAACCTCGTTCTTCAGCTGAATGGTAATCAATTGATGCTGTGTCTGTCAATGGGTTATAAGGAATGTCCGTAACATACACTCCTGAGTTATGTTTACGCATGCCCTGATCATTATTCTGCATTGCAGAAGTGTGCTTAATTAATTTAAGTATATCATCGCGATCAGCGAAGTCAATATCAACGTCTGTATTAAATTTTACCATCCTGCTTGTTTTAACATTTCCTTAACATATTCAGTATCACCTGGATAATCTTTTAATAATTTTGACCAACGGTCAGGATTAATAAATTCATAAACAATAGCTAACTGTTCTTGATTTAGGTTCTCTAATAGGTCATGTCCTGTTGGGCAATTAAATATAATCCATCCTGTTACTCTGCCAGTAACTATATAATGACAAAGTTTGTTCGTATTTCCATATCTTAAAAAGTCTTCACTTGGTGAGTTAACTTCTTCTGCCCAATCCATTGATGTTTCTAATGCTCTGGTTAATGCGTCTGTGGCATTTTCTCTAAAGATATATTCCTTTAAGAATTCGTCATACATCTTGTCACTGCCCCAATAGTCTATACGTTTATTGTTTTTCAGCAACCATTCAGTAAATCTAACTGAATTAACAACACGAGAATTTACACAATAATTAGCAAACTTAATAAATGCTTTATAGTATGCTGATGTTGCAAAGGCATCAAACGTTTTTGTCTTTGCTGATCCTTGAGTAGTTTCATAAAACTTTAAGTAACTTTGAAATGCTGTTCGACTTGCCGGGTCATTCTTATGCTGAAAGCGTTTCCTTTGCTCGCAGACATGCACTGCTAGCGTAGTTTCTTTACGAAACTCACGATCACAATACTTACATTTAAAAGTCTGCTTTAATTCGCTTGTCATCCCATCCTAACTCTTTAACGTATTGTTTAATTTCTTTAACTGTGTTCATTTCTAAAAACATATCCATCTCGTCTGACTTCATGTTTGGAAACAATTCTGCTACTACTTTTCTTATTTTGTTAGTTGACTTACCTTCTTTCTTTTTGGCCGCAAGCCAATAGTGAAACTGTTTGCCCATGTTAGGACTAACTGCTGTACACATCAACCATTGTAGTTTTGTGTGCTTGTTTAAGTCAAAGAAGTACTTGTTTACAAACTTGTTAGTTGCCATTAAGTAATATGCTTGTAAGTCTTCAGCTCCGCCAACACTTGCACCATAACGTAACATCAGGTATGTTGAGAACTGTTTCTTTTCTTCTTCAGTAAACTTGTTATAGTAGTCTCTGTCCTTACGATCAAAGGCCGCCATTTCATTACCAATGTATAAAGGTGAACTATTATTTGCCATTAGAATGATAAAGTGTAATTAACAATCTCACAGTTACGGCTTATGTCCTTAACAAAATAACAACATTTAGGAGTAGGCCCGTCCTCTAAAGGTATTGCTAGTAACTGCCCATTTTTTAATTTTGGTGAGTACCACGAAACATCTTGATAGACATCTACAATTTCTATGTCTAAGAAACTTGGTCTAAAGTCTGTTAAACTATTAAACTGAAATGCCCTAAACCCTCGATCATTAATTGACGTTAGTGGTAATACTTCTAGATCACCCACATCTGGTTCACCAATTAATATTTGCCAATCTACAGGCATCTTAATAGTATGCTCACCTATCTTTAATACCAATGCTGGGCTATTAAAACTCTCTAAGAAGATTAACGGTATCCAATGATAATCTGGATTACTTGGATCACTGTTATCTAATATGCTAAAACGCATATCATCTATTTCGTCAGGCAGTGTGTCTAGATCGTACTTTGTGTTTTCTAATGTAAGTATTTGCATAGTACCCTTATTATAAGTTGCTGTGGCGTGTTTGTCAAGAACTATTTCCATTCTATTTTTTCAACTTCAAACGGATAGTTCGCTTCTCTATAGAACTTCTTACGTTGTGTTAAATGTCGTTTGGCAAACTTACATGTTGATGTTATATCCCATATCTGCACAAAGTCTTTGTCTTCTGCTTTTCTAATTCCCCTACCTATACTTTGTATGACTCTAACAAAGCTCTTGCCAGGTTCAACAAGAACAAGATTGAAAATACGAGGGATATTAATGCCCACAGCGGCAACGCCATAAGTGGCAATAATAACTTTACTGTCCATTGTTGCAATTTCGTCATACTCATCCTTTCGGTCTTTGGCTTTAGTAGCCCCTGATACAAACACTGCATCTTTAATTAGTTCAGTTAGCGCCTGACCTGGAGCAATT